CGTGCGACGCGATGATCGCACCACCGACGAGCACCTGGATCAGGTTTGAGTCGCCGGCCGCGATCAGATGATTCGTTCCGTACTGGATCAGGTTGCTGTTGCCGGCGATGACCGCCGACCCGGTCGTTTGGTCGAGCGTATCAGTGTCCGACGCGAGCGCCGCGCTGAGGACGGCCTGGGTGAAGGCGGTGTTCTTGGCCGCCATCGCTGCGCAGCGATTTGAGGTCGAGTCCATCGTCACCCCCTGGGTGCCCAGGGTTCCCGATATGTCGGCCTCGACGCTGGTTTCGAGGGCGGCGGCGACAAAGGACCGATCTCCGAACGCACCGCTGTTCTCGGACACCGCGACGGCGTTGGTGTGCTCGTTGGTGCACCCGGCGACGAAGACCGCCGACCCAAAGACGGCGGCCTGAATAGCTCGGGCGACCTGGGTGTGGTCGGTCTTGTCGAGCGTGTCTACGAGCTCGGCCGCGTTGCACAGCTCGGCCTGCACCATGTTGGCGAAGTCCGCATCCAGGATGGTGGCGGGAGGGCCCTCCGTGAACCACCCAGGCGTACCGGCCGGGCCAGGGGTGGGCATCACAGGGACACTGTTGGGGGCGTCGGTCTTGTAGGCCATCTCAGACTCCGACGGTGACTTCGACGATGGTGTGGCCCGGCTTGTAGAGCGCGAGCAGCGCCTCGACCGTCTCGACCTGGGCCGAGGTCGAACCGGCTGGCAGCACGAGCCGCCAGTAGAACATCGCGCCCGCGCCGTTCAGCGGGTCACCGACCGCTGAGAGGCTGACGCGAAACGGCTTGCCGTAGGGCCACTCGACGACCTGGACATCGGCCTCGGGGTCGCCGAGCACGCGCCGTGCGAGCTCGATGTAGTAGTGCGGGTCCTGCCCGCCGCGAGCAGCGACCCGCCCACTCAAGGCAGCCTGGCGCTCCGAGAGAGTGCTCGGGACGAAGCCCGGCAGTGGGAGGCCGAAGACCTTCTCCCACTCGTCGAGCGTCTCGACCGCCGTGCCTGGGACCGCCTCTCGCATGAGGTCGACGGCGCGATTGTGGAACCGCACGCCCTCGATACCCAGGCCCGACGCGACACCACGCACGCCCGGGTTGTCGAGCGACCACAGAGGTCCACGCGGCAACAACGCCGCGACCAGGTCGCGGTAGTCGACCGCCTCTTCGTCGAGCTCGGTCAGCTTGGCCACGTGATCGTCCCCAGCACGAGCACCTCGCCCGGGTCGCAGGTGACCGAGGCCGCCGGCACGTCGAGGTCGAACCCGGTCAGCGACTCGACCAGCGCCAGGGCCGCGTAGAAGTCGCTCGGGTACAGCTCGGTCCTCACGAGCGCGACCGAGGCGAACAGGTCCTCGAGCACCGCCTCGATCCCGTCGCGCACATCGCCCGTGTCGGGCTCGAGCGCGCCGAAGGTGAAGGCGACCGCCACCTCGACAGGGGCCTTGACCTCGAGATCCACGGTCACAGGCCGACGGCCAGGCCCATTCATGTAGGTCGTCAGGTCGGTGATCTGCCCGCTCGTCGGGATGCCGATCCCCGTGCCGCCCGTGTGCAGGAAGTAGAGGTCGACGGTGCCAGCGCCTCGCGCAGCAGCGATCGCGAGTGCCCGATAGACCCCCGGATATTCGAGGGCCCACGTCTCATAATCTCCGATGGCGCCGCCGTGAGGCACGCGCGCGATCGTCGCCAGGAGGCGGGTGCGCAGCTCCTCGAGCGTCTCGTCGTCGGTGCCGTCGTCGAAGCTGCTCGTCCATTCGACGGGGGTGTCGATACCGGCGATCGGCGAGGACAGAGACAGGATGGTCCCGGAACCCATGTTGCCGGCGGACCCGACCTCATCGGCCTGGGCTTCGACGATCGCCGTCCCTGCCACGATGGTGCCGTCTTCGACGGTCGCGTAGGTCACGCCGTCGTCGCGCACGAAGGTCGAGCCCGTCGGGATGAGCGTGTCGTTCGCGCCGTAGAACGTCACCGTGCCTGTGGCCCGGGTCGCGGGCTTTGGGAAGATCCCGTAGGTCGCAGCGAAGGCCCGCAGATAGTCGAGGTCCGTGGACGTCGAGGGCAGGATCTGAAGCGAGAGCCACTCGAGCAGCCCGTAGAGGACATGGTAGATCGCCGCGTAGACCCGCGAGAGCACCCACATCTTCGAGCGCCTGAGCAGCGTGTCCGCCCGCTTGCCTGCGATGACGAGCTGGGTCCGCATGTCGCTCGCCACCCTGGCGACGAGCGCGTCATAGCTCGGTCTGGTGAACGCCATCGTCAGGACTCCAGGAGGTAGGCATAGCGGATCACGGCCTCGGCGCCGGTCGGCGGCGTCAGGCCGATGGCCAGCTCGAGGCCGCGACGACCCTTGCCGATGAAGCTCGCGACGGCCCGGACCTTCGAGACGATCCCCTCCTCGACGAGCCAGGCGAGCGCCTCCTCGGCGTAGGCCTTCGCGTCCGCCAGCGTCTCAGGCGAGAGCTTGGCCCGCTGCAGGAGATACAAGCGCGACCCCATCTCCGCGTCCGCAAACCATCCCTGCCGACCCTCGGGCGGAACAGGGTCACCGTCCCGCGCGAGTCGCCAGGTGAAGAGCGACATAGTGACGAGCTCCTGGATGGAGTCGTCGACCAGGTCGCCGCCGATGAACTCGAAGACCTCCCGGCCGGCGGTCACCGCGCGGGCCCCAGCCGCCGTGTAGGGCAGCAGCGAGGTGACCTGAGCCAGGTCGTGGATGCTGGGCGGCGTGAAGCTCACACCGTCGATGTAGCGGTCACGCGGGTGCGGATGCAGGGGGGCGCCATGTCTCGCGCACAAGGCGGGCCGGGTGGTATCGTGCCCACCATGGACAACATCACAGCTATCTTCGTGGGCGTGCACGCGGTGTCGTTCGTCGTGTGCGCGGTCTTGGGCCGACACAAGGACCGGATGTCCGAAGGCGTCCTCTTCGGGCTTGCGTTGGGCGCGCTCGGTGTGCCGGTCGTTGCGATGCTCAAGTCGCGGCGAATCAAGACGCATCCTCTCGAGCAGCGCCTGGCCGAGCTCACCTCTCTCAGGGATTCGGGCGTGCTCACCGAGGACGAGTACAACGCCAAGCGGCAGCGTGTGATCGACGCTGCGTAGTCACGCCGCTGACGCGACCTTCAGGACACGGTCACGTGTGACGAGCCAGGGGCCGCGGTGCCGATCGTCCCCGTAACGGCGCCGCCGCCAAGCGGTGCCACGAGGCCCGTGATCGAGTCACCGACACAAATGGGCTGACGGTACGTCGGACCGCTCCCGAGGCGCACGTCCGGGCTCTGCACGGTCACGACGTTGGCGACCACGACGATCCCCGTGCGGGTCAGGTGGACCTTGTTGCCGAGGTCGTCGGCCATCGCCACCTCGCCCTCTTCGAGCGCGAGCGTGTATCGGCGGTCGCCGACGAGGAGGGCGATCTGCTGGTCGGCCTGTCCGCCGATCGCCGCGAGCACCGCGACGGCGTCGGGCTTCGGGCGGGACTGGAAGCCGTAGGGCTGCCAGTGCTGCAGCTCGTCGTCCTGGTGGGCTCGGGTCTGGACCTTCCCCACCGACCCCGCGCTCGCGCGCGAGCGTGCGATCCGGGCCCAGCTCAGCAGGCCCCCGAGGCTATTCCACCATCGGCTCATTCTTCCCTCTCTGGCGCGGTGCTCTCGGGCGGGACGTAGTCGTACTGGCTCACCTCGAGCCGTGCCTTGGGCTCGGCGGCGTAGGCCTCCGGAGGCACGAGCCTCAGCTCGGCCGTGCGACCCTCCTGCGCTGTGAGCTTGAGCGACACGTCGACCACGAGGAGCACCGCATCCCAAACCCCCGCGAAAGGGTCGCGCACGGTCACCAGCGTGTTCTTGCGCCATCGCCGGCCCTCGCTGTCACGCCAGCCCCGCATCGTGCAGGTGTACTCGAGCGCCTTCGCCGCGCGCGTCGCCACCTCCCACCGGGCGCGCCGCGCCGCGGCCGCCTTCGATACGCCGCGCTCGGGCCGGATGATGAGCCGTCGGGTCCGTCGCACACCGACATCGATGGCGGCGCCCTGGGCTGCGACCTCGACCTCGGCGTCGCCGATCGACTGCCCCTGGCAGATCACCTCCGAGTAGCGCTCCGCACACGACCGCCGCGCGTTGCCCTTGAGGAAGCCTGCGCGCCCTCGCTCGATCCTGGCACCGGTCCCACCGCGGCCGGCCTGTGTGAGCACCACCCGACCCTGGGCGTCGTCGGTGACCATGCACTCGTTATCGCGCGCGAGGCGATCCAGCGCATCGAAGACCTTCTCCCCGAGCTCGGTCCGGTGTCTCACCATGCGCCCGCCCACGCCACACTCGTCGACCACGTCGAGGCCGTAGTCCCTCACGAGCTCCTGCGCGACTTTGAGCAGTGGCGCCGACCAAGAGCCCGCAGGCGCTGAGCAGTCCACCGCCTCTCGCGTCCGAGAGCGGCCCGCGAGGTGGGCGGTCTGGGTCTCGGCGTCGCCGCCCAGGTCGAGGTCGTCGATCACTCCGGTCATCACGACCTCGTCGCCGACCCTCAGCTCGATGTCGTCGTCCTCTCGGACAAAGCCCGCCCCCGTCGCATAGACTCCGACGACAGCGACCGCGGCAGAGGTCGCGACCTCCTCGAGCGACTCGCGGATCTCCACGCTCGTCCACCCGAAGAACGCCTTGTCGCGGACCCGCAAAACGACGCGGTCGGCATCCTCGGTGGTCATCGGGACAGCACCTTGAGCCGGCCGGCGACGAAGCCGGGGTGACCGATACCGTTGAGCGCGACGAGCTCCGCCTCGCGAGCCAGGAGCCGCAGCGGACCATAGGTGTCGAACGCGAGAACGATGGCAGGCGTCGGCACCGAGACGTGGAGCTCCCGCTCGCGCGGCAGTCTCGCGGCGACGTCGGTAAGCGTGTCGACCACCCCGGCCTGCAGCTCTCCCAGAGACAGGAACAGGGCCTCGTCCGTGATGCCCGCTTGCCAGTCCGCGAGCAGCGTCGCCGTGGCGGACGCCACGCTCTCCGCAGCGTCAGCGCTCGCGTAGGGTGCGGCGAGCGTCAGCTCGACGGCGCGCACGAGGGCGATCAGTCGCATCCCGTCGTTGATGGCCTGCCGAGCCTCGGCGTCCGCCTCGCCAAGCGCGGACGAGCCTGCACGGGTGGTGGCCGCCAGCGACGCGACGTAGGCCAGCAGACCCCGGATGTCGTCCGTGAGCTGCAGCAGCTCGGCGAACGCCTCGGCGAAGTCGACACCCCATGCGCTCGGCGTGAGTAGCTGCCCGCCCGGGAACCGCACGAGAGTCCGGAACTGGAGGGCCTCCGTGAGCGTGCTCGAACCCGCACCGCGCGCGCCATAGACGGCGACGGCACGGGCCGTTGCAGCCGTGGCCGCGGCCTGCGCCTGGACGACCGGAACCACCTCGACGAAGGGCGCGGCGGCCCCGCCGTGGAGTACGCACTCGAAGTCGATGACGCACGCGCCGCCCTTGGAGTCGTGAGTCCACGTCACCGGCGCGCGGACCTGCACGACCATGCGGCCCCGCCACGGATGCACGAGCTCGCCGGGGCCGGGCGCGTTCAGCGCGGCGATGATCGCGTCGCGCTTGTCGAGGTAGTCGAGGCCCGAGACGAAGCCCCGGATCTTGTACTCCGGCCGGACGCGGCCGAGGTCCTGCGTCGGCGGGAGCTCATCCGTCTCCGGGAGCTCGTCGGCGACGACTCGCCGCCCGCTCGATCCGCCGAGCTCGACGATCTCGAACGGCACGCCGCGGAAGGCGGCCGGGCGCAGCTCGTCACGCCAGCTCATGGTCCGCCTCCTTCCGCGTAGCTCTGGGCCCTGCGACCGGTTGCCCCGCGCGTCTCGGCTTTCACCTGCACGGCGCCGGCCGCCTTTACCTCCGGAGCGCCGTCGGTCGCGCCGCTGCGGTCCTCGACCACCACCTTGACCTCGACCTCCGACTTGGCCCCACCGCCCCAATCGAGGACAGGGCCCATGGCCTTGCGCATAAGGCCCTCGAAGCCACCTGCATTCACGATGTCGGCCACGGCGAGCGCGGAGCCCATTTTGGACCACCCCTCGATGATGTTGCGGTCGCCCTCCCGATTCTCGGCGAAGATCAGTGGGTCGATATGCGGCATACCTGGGCTGTCCAGACTCATCCCGAGGCGGGCGAGTCCGGGCCCCCACCGCTTCTCCGCGATGCGCCTGGCGTCGTCCTGGCTGTCCTGCTCCATGTCCGTCGGGTTGAGCAGCAGCGCAGCGGCGGCGGGACCGGCGACCGCACCCGCGAGGCCCATCGTGCCGAGGCGCCCCACCGTCGCAGCTGTTGCGGCACCTCGTGCCCCAGCGCCGGCAGCACTCGCGGCGGGAGCGCCCTTGCCCCAGCCTGGGACGAAGCCCTTCGCGCCCGTGGCCAAGAGCCACTTCACCCCTGCGACGGCCGCGCTGAGGGCGGCGAAGAACGGTGCCTTGGCCAGCACCGCGAGAATCCCGCTCAGGGCAGAGAGACCGAGCAGAGCGGCAACACCAATCCCAACCCACTTCATCACGTCGATGATGGTGTCCTTGTTGGCGACGATCCACTTCACGGCCGAGACGATCCCCTTGGCCGCGTCCACGATGCCGGTCCCAACGCTCTTGCCGAGGTCACGCAGGAACGCCCCGACCTCCTTCCGGTTCTCCTTCACGTACTTCAGGAGCTCTTCGAGCCCGGGCGTCAGGCCCTCGATGAGCCCCATGCCGAAGTCCCGCTTCGTGCCCTCGAAGGCCATCGTCAGCGACTCCCACTTGTCGCCGAACTCGTCTGCGAGCTTGAGGTCATCCTGGGACAGACGGTTGCCCAGGAGCCCTGCCTCCCGTCGGAGCGCCCGAAGACCCTCGGCGCCGTCGGCCGCCATCGCCGAGAACTTGACGCCGCTCTCGCCGAAGAAGTTGACCGCGAAGGCCGCGCGCTTCGTCGCATCGGGGATGCTGGCCATCGTCGCGAGCACGAGCTCGAGCTGGTCGGTGGGCGACTTCGCCGCCTTCAGGGCCCGGACGAATCCTGCCGTCTGGCGGCCCAGCGACGAGAACAGGGACTTGCTGTTGACCCCTTTCCCGAGAGTTGCCGTGAACTTCTGGAGGGCGGCCGATGATTGCTCGGTGTTGATGCCGACCTTCTGCGCGGCGAACCCGAACTCCTGCAGGAGGTCGGTGCCAATCCCCGTCCGCGCCGACAGGTCGATGACGTCGCCCGCGTAGTCGCCGAGCCCGCGGACGAGCGCGACGGTCTCGCGCGCGACGGAGCCGACGGCGCGGCCGAGGAGGTAGATTCCCGGCACCTTCTCGACCAGCGATCCGAAGCCGGCGCCGAGCTTCTTGACGGCGTCGATCGGGGCGCGGAGGCCCTTGGCCAACCCCTGCAGCGTCGCTTTCGCGAGGTTCTTGCCGGTGATGACGAGCTGGATGCCGTACGAGCGCTTCTTCGCCATCACTTCCCTCCTCGCCGTGCCTTGGCCATCCGCTTCGCGACGACGGCCCAGGTTTTCAGCTCTTCTTCGGTGAGGCGGTCGAACTCAGACGGCGGCCACCCGAAGACCGCCACGATGGTCAGGACGCTTCTGGCGCATCGGCGGAGGACTCGTCGGAGCCCCCCGCCACCATGAAATAAGGCTCGATCACCTCGATGATGCGCGCGAAGTCCTCGATGTCGATCTCCTCGACCACGGCCCTCGGGAGACCGCTCAGCCGCTCGATCGCCACCTGGTTCTGGGCGATCTTGTCGGGCTGCGCCGCGACCGCCTTGAGGTCCTTGAGCCTCGGCCGGCGCTTGATCTCGACCTCGCCGATGGTGTGGGAGGGCTTGCCGTTGGCGAAGACCTCGATCGGTTCGACCAGGGTCACGGTGTGCGGCAGCGGGACCTTGTCTTTCTTGGTCTTGGTCATCCGAAGGTCAGCTCCGTGACGATGCCCTCGATGGCGATGGTGAGGGTGCCGTCGAGGACGTTGAGGCTGGGCTTGTCGGTGAGCCAGCCGTCAGCCGAGTAGGTCTTGCCGTTGGCGCACTGGCAAATCGCCGTCACGTCGCGCCAGCCCATCATGCGCGACAGCGACACATCGCCGCCGTCGAGGACCTCGGACGAGAGTCGCCCCCGGCTGGCCGTCTCCTTGTAGCCGGCGGCCGGGTTGTTGGCCGACTCCATCGTCTCGGCCACGGAGCCCGAGAGCTCGACCTCGACGGTTCCTCCGACGTCGAAGGCGATCGTGTCGCCACGCTCTTTGTCGGTCACCTGCAGAGACCGGATACCGGCCCGCACCTTCTTCGACGCCATGTCAGCCTCCCATCGCGATGTTCATCGCGAACACGCGGGCGCGGTTGATCGCGTTCGGCGTGATGTACGAGTTGAGCCGGTTCGGGTTGTTCTCGTCGCGCTCGACGAGGAGCCCGGCCTTGAAGGCGTCGAGGTCCTCGATGAGCCCGTCACGCGCCATCTCCTCGGCCCGCGCCACGAGAAAGGCGGCGTAGAGGCGGGGCGTGACGATGCGCTGGCCGCCCGCGATCGGCGTGTCGTCGGTGGCGAGCTTGTGCCGCGGATACGCGGCGCGAGTCGCCGCCCCCAGGCGCCGACGGATGCGAGACCGGATGGCCGGGATCTGGATGTCCTCGGCCGAGGTGTCCCGCGCGTTGTACTCGTCCTTCCGGCGGGTCGTGCCCTCGAACTCCACGAACACGGACGAGCCCTGCACGACCATCGTGGCGCCGCCGTCGTACGCGAGCCCGTTCCGGTCGGTGTCGGAGAAGTTGGCGAAGAGCGGCCAGACGCCGACCAGCGGAAGCATCTGAATCGGCGCCGCGGGATCGTTCGCGAGCTCGCGCGCGGCGACACCGGCATAGGCCGCGGCGATCTCGAAGGCCGGCGTGAGCTGGCCCGCGAGCTCGGGGAAGCTCATCACCGACAGGCGCTCGTCGTTGCGGGCGGCGTAGTAGGTGAGCAGGTCGGCCGAGCTGTCGCCCTTGGCGATGTAGAGCCGGCCGTCCTTCGCGCTGTTCGCGTTCCAGCGCGCGGCCAGCGTCGTGCGCAGGGCGTCGACCGCGGTGGTGTTGTCGCTCTGGAAGGCGATGTCGTCGAAGGCGTCATCGCCGAGCGACGTGCCCCAGGCCGACGCGGTCGGGTCCGTCGCGCCGCTCGCGAGCATGGCGACGATCCCGCCCTGAGCGGTCGTGTAGGACGAGGGGATGGTGACTCCGACACCGGCCGGAAGCTGCTGGCCAGCGGCCGGGCCGAGCGCGTTGACGGCGACCGCGACCTGGTTGCCGACCGTGCCCTCGACCTTGCAGGTCACAGTGACCACCCCGTCAGCCGCCGCAGCGGTGACAGGCAGAGCTGTAGCCGCGTTGATGGCGGCCGCGACCGCGGTGGCGATCTGCGCCGCGGTCATGCCGCTCGTGACGCCGACCTCGACCAGGACGCCGCCGACGTAGAGGAAGAGGGTGCCGGCAGCGGTCGACGGACCCGTGAAGGTCAGCGTCGTCGAGGCGGCCGTGGCGTCCGTCGCATCGGTCTGAGCAGCGCAGTAGAGCGTGCCGGTCGGGTGCTGCGCGAGGAACGCCCGGCACATCAGGTGAGCCGGAGATCCGGCCCCGAACAGGTCGGCGGCCTGGCCCTCCATGCTGATCCTGTACCGCTGACCCACCACGGCCGAGGCCGCGGGCGTCTTCTGCGCGAGGACGATGCTCGGGTTGACGAAGTCGGCGACCGGAGCCTGCGGCGACGCCGAGAACTCCGCGACGAACAGCGGGATGCGCCTGGTGGGCGAGATCTGCGAAAAAGAAACCACGGCGACCTCCTGTCAGGGGTCTTGCTCCAGCTCGACTGAGATCTGGAGGGGGGCGCCGGTCGCATCTTTGGCCGTCTCAACCGTGGTGTTGGAAGTCTCGAAGGCGTCGGTGTCGGTGCGACTCTCGAGCCCGTGCTCGGTGTAGGTCTCGACGACGATCTCGATCTGCGCTGCGCTGAGCACGAGCTGTCCCTGCGCCGCGAGGCCGCGCTTGACCGACACCCGTGCGACCGACTGCCACCGCGCCAACCAGTCCGGCGAGCCCGTGGTGGCGCCGAGGACCTGCGACACGAGCTCGTCACGCGCGTCTCCCGCGACCTCCTGGGCCGTCAGCTCTTCGGTCGCCGTGCCATAGGCCCAGCAGTCGATGACGAGCGTGAGCCGGGTGCTCCAGGCTGTCGGCGGGCCGCCCCCCGTGTGCTCATCCATCTTCGTGTAGACGCACACCTTGGGCAGCTCCTGAGCGGCCTCGAGCGGGTGCGCGGACACCGGGTTGTTCTGCTCGCTCTCGACACGATCCTCGGCCAGCGTGTCAGCCTCGATGAGGGCCGCCTTGAGCGCTCGGCGCTCGAGCGTGATCCAGTCCGTCACGAGCGCTCTCCGAGGACGAGCAGGACCGAGTCCGGCCCGGGCTGGCTCACGACGACGACGCGGTACGTCCGCGGCTCGTCATGCACGGTGAAGGTCACGCGCGCGCCCGAGACGGGCCACAGACCGATCGCGTCGAGCGCCGTCTTGCGCACGTCGAGGGCCGGCATGACGGTGTCGGCCTCGATCATCGCCCCCAGGTTCGAGACGCGCGCCGCCTCCTGGAAGTCGGCGTCGAACGTGTAGGTGGTCGCGTCAGGATGGGTGTAGGCGATGGTCTTGCCGAACACGCGCTCGACGGCGCGTGTCGCCCATCCCATCATCCTGTCGACGTCCACGGCGGTGGCCTATCAGGCGACGCGGCGGCGCCACTTCACGCGGTGCGCGATGCCCGCGCCCGCGACGACGTCGGCGTTGGTCGACGTGATGCGGAACCGGATGCGGTCCCCACGGGCGAACCGCTTGTTGGCCGGGGTCGCGCTGAGCGTCGGCAGGAGCGGCGTGCCGTTGGTGATGCCCGCTTCGAGCTCGATGTTGGTCGCGTCGAGCATGTTGACCGTGCCCGTGAGGTTCGTGACGGTCTCGACGACCGTTCCCAGCGACGAGCCCGGCCGCTCGCTGGTGAAGAGCTCGAGCTCTTCGAGCTCACCGGCATCGGGCGCGGTGAAGATGAAGTCACGCGAGGCCGCCACGCCGCTGGGCGGTTGGAGCGTGAACTCGAGCAGCTGCGGCCCGAAGGCCTGCAGGTTGAGCTCGGCTGTCACGAACACCAGCGCCGTGGTGTCGCTCGAGCCGGCGGCGGCGAGGTACCGGCCGATCGGGTAGCCGGTCGACTCGAGGCGCGCGTCGGCGCCGAGGTCCTGGTACGCGATGTCGCCCTGGGCCGGCGCGAACCCGGTCGCCTTCGGGAGGCGATGGATCGCGCCGAGGCGACCCGCGAAGGTCTCGCCCTCGTCGGCATCGGTGAGCGGCAGCACGACGAAGCCGTTGATGACCACCGGCTCCTCGTTGGTGACTCCACCCTCGGGCGCGGTGAACTGCACCGGCTCGTGGGCCTCCTGGCGAAACGTCTGCGACATGATGGACTCCTGAGCGAGGGCGAGGGCGACGAGGGTGTGGTCGAGCCTGAGCTCGGATCAGCCGGAGCGCGGGATCTTGGCGAGGCCGCGGTACTCGACGATCGAGAAGTAGAACGGCAGCATGACCTTGTAGTCCTTGCCGTCGACCGTGAAGCCGGTCTCCTCTTCGAGGATCGGGCCGTCGGCACCTTCGAGGTAGCCGTGCTGCAGGCAGACGATCTCGTTCGGGTCGGCGATGAGGATCGAGTAGACCGGGTCCTGGTCGTCGAGGAAGGGCTCCTCGAGCAGGCCGTTCCGCAGCCCCTTCATCTTCTCGGTCGGCGCCGCGCTGGCGGCGGTCGGGAGGTAGTTCGGACCGAGCAGCGCCTCGGCGTCCGTGTGGTCGTCGGTGCCGAGCATCCAGTAGGCAGGCTTGAGCTTGAGGTAGTCGCCGGCCGCATCGGGCTCGCCAGCCTTGCCGGGCTCGCCGCGCTGACGCGCCATCACCTTCATGCCGCCCTTGAGCGTCGCCGTGCTCGGCGTGCCCGTGGTCGCGGAAATGTTGGCGTGGGCGACCGAGAAGATGTCGGTGGTGCCGTCGGCCATCTTGTTGGCCACGAAGGTCCCCTCGACGACGCGGTCCTCGTACCGGATGCAGGCGGTCACGCGGTCATCCGCGAGCTGCTGGATGCGGCCCCACCGGTCGGCGAGGATGAGCTCCCAGCTGACCGGGAAGATCCGGCCGGCCTTCTTCAGGCGCACGCGGTAGTCGCTCTCGGTGACACCGCCACGCTGGTAGACGCCGTTCTCGTCGACCGGCAGGAGCGCGGGGAAGTTGCCACCACCCAGCGCCTGCACGCTCTCGAAGTCGGGCAGGTTGACCTTCTTCGACGCGCGCTTCCAGTCGCTCCGCCGCTCGACAAACCGCATGCGGGTGTAGCTGCGGAGCGCCGCTCCGATGAGGATGGGCATGTCGGCCGAGGACGCGAAGGTGCGCAGGCCCGGGACGTCCGTCGCGCCCATGAGCACCTTGACGCGGTCGAGGCGCGACAGGCCGCGGAGCTTGCGGACGTCGCCGCCGCGAGCCTCGAAGAGCGACTCGCCGATGTCCATCATCGAGAGCGTCGCGGCGCGGCGCACCTCGCGATCATCGGGCTTCACGCCCAGGTCCTCGAGCAGGTCTTTGGCCTCGCGCGGCTCTTTGCCGAGCAGGCGCAGCGTCATGCCCGCCTGCAGAAGACGGGTCTGCTTCTCGTGCGCCTCGGCGCCGACCTCGACCGAGTGAGCGCTGAGGATCGAGGTGGCCCCATCGCCCTTCTGGTTGTCGGCCGCCATCTCGAGGATCTTGAGCTTCACCTTGTCGAAGCTGTCGTGCTCCGCCACCAGGCCCTCGACCTTGTCCTCGTCGAGGCCGAACTTCCGCGCGAGCTCGCGCGCGACCTTGGTGTTGGCGAGCTGCTCGGCCGCCAGCTTACGGGCCTCCGCCCGGATCTTGGCGTCGGTCTGCGCGTCGGGGGCGGGCTGGGTTTCGGTCGGTGCCGGCATGGTCGTGTCCTTCTGTGGGTCGGTCTCTCGACTGGCCGACTGTGTGCGCGCGTTGGGGTCCGCTTGAATGGGGGTGATCGATCCTTCGCACAGCTCCCAATCGACCCAGGTCCAGAGGTCGGGCTTGCCCTCGCGCTGCTCGATGACGGCCCGGAACGTGCGCGCGCCCATCGACACCGCATCCAGGATGCCGTCCTTGACGTCCTGCACGACCCACTCGATCGACTCGCGCGACGAGAACCGGAGCACGCCCTCGATGCCGGCCTCGGTGATCGTGATGTCCTCGATCTTGCCGAGCACCGCCTCGAGAGCCTTGAGCGGGTCGGCCGCCGCGGCCTGCGGATACCAACCGAGGTGCGCCACCGTCAGCGGCACGCCATGCGCGAGACGCTCCATGCGCATCGCGCCAGGCTCGAGGGAGAAGGTCTCCTCGACCACGCCAGCCCACGGGTCCTCGGGGTTGCGCGTCGGGCGCGAGAAGCCCCGGGAATAGAGCAACACCTTCACGGTGCGCGCGGCCGCATCGAAGGTCGACGGCACGAAGGCCGCCTTGAGCTCGCGGAGCTCGGGCACGGCGATGTCGAAGGTTTTGTGCATGGCCTACTCCTCGATCTTCTCTGCCGTCTTCGGGCTCTCGTCCGCGAGTGGGGTGCCCTGCACCGCAGGCGGGAAGGCACCGCGGAAGGCCATCTTGCGCGGGTCGGCGTCGACCACGAGCCCCGCCGAATCGAGCTTCAGGTGTTCGGCCTTGCGTCGCTCGTAGAAGGTCGCCGGGTCGAGGCCGCGCTGCGCGAGCTTGTCGTCGTGCAGCGCGTAGCCCGCTCGCTCCTCGATGATGTCCGCGAGCGCGTCCTTCTCCGGGTCCACGCTGAAGCGCTTCGGCGGGGCCCACTCGACCGGCATCGTCGGCGTCGACACCGAGCCGACCAGGTAGGCGGCCTCCTGGGTCCACTCCCACAGGCGGTCGCACACCGTCGGGATGAAGCACAGCCACTGCAGGCCATCGACGTAGGCGTGTCGCTTGAGGTGACCCGCGCGGTAGCTCGTGTAGTTGACGCCTTCGAGGTCGCCGCTCAGGTCCTCGTAGGTCGTCTGGAGACCCGCCGCGATCTCGCGCAGCATCGCCTTCTTGTACTCGGGATAGAACGCGGTCGGCGTCGGCTGCAGGCTCGTCACCGAGCCGCCGTTCTCGACCGTCAGGACCGCGCCCGGCCGTAGGTCGCCGACCGCCTCACCCTTGGCATTCAACACGGTCGGCGTGATGCCGTACTGCGTCCCGTCCTCCTCGTCGGTCTCGAGCGGGCCGATCGCCTCGGCGATGGGCGGCGCGGTCACGACGACGGCCGTCATGGCCTCCGTCTCCTTGCGCGTCAGCTCCGCGGCCTCATAGGTGCCGAGGTCGCGCTTGCGCACCATCGACGCGGTGCCGAACGGCACGCCGTCGAGCTGTCCGGCGCGCGTCGGCATGTACAGGTGGATCACGTCGTAGGCCGGCACGAACACCGACCCGACCGTGAACGCGAGCCCCGACTCGCCGGGATGCGACCGATAGAACCAGTAGCCCTCGACCGCACCCTCGGCCGACACCTGGATGCCGGCGATGACCTGCCCGCCCGTCTCGGTGCGGCCCGACTTCGTGCGGTCGAGCATGTCGCGCTCGAGCAGCTGGAACCGGATCGGCACGAGCCGCCCCTTCTCCCGGTCCCACACGCGGCGGATGAAGACCGAGCCGTCACGGCCCCAGGCCATCGCGGCGAGCCACATCATCGCGTAGAGCGTGTGGCGGCGCTCCGTGCTGGCGACACCCCACCGGCACATCCAATCCCAGGCCGCGTCCGCCTGGCGCTGCGCCTTGGTCCGCGGCTTGGGCTTCGAGTCCGGGGCCTTGTCCTCAGCCGCGCGGCCGTGCACGGCTCGCGGGATGATGCCCGTCCCGACGACCTCGTCCGCCAGGAGCTGCAGGAACTTGGCCCAGTGCGCGTCGTTCCGCTCGAGGTCGCGCGCTCGTGCCACCAGGTTCGTCGTCGAGGCCGCCAGGCTGGTGTTCGGCCCGGCGCTCTGGGTCGTCCAGTCGTGGCGCAGTCGCGAGGGCTTCGCGGCCTCGTAGCCTCCAAAGGCGCTCAGCGCCCGCGCGAACGGCTTGGCGAACTCGGGCACAGCGTTGGCGGCGAGCAGTGCGCGTGCGCCCCGGGCTGCAGTCTCGATCCAGGAGCTCTTGGCCATCAGTCCGCGTCCCTGAGCCGCACGTAGGAGGTCTTCACCACGCGCTTCGTGCGCCCGCGAGCGAGCGCCTCGAGGTGTGCGCGACGCTTCTTCAGCCCGTCGATCTCGTCCATCGTGACGGTCTTGCCGTCGCTCGTCGTGACGCCGGTGAGCCCGCACGCGATCATCTCGTCGAGCTCGTCGATCAGCGTCTGGATGCGGGTCGGGGTGAGTCCCATGCGCCCATCTACGGGAAGCGGTCGCGCGCGCGTCAGCGGGGCGTCAGGTAGGGGTCGGCGATCTTGCGCTCACGCCGGCCACCCCGACGCGCGGGTGGGGTGGGCTCCCGCGCCGTGGATTCGTCCCGAGTGGGAGAGGGGAGCGGGGTCGGGGTGGGCTCCCGCGCCGTGGATTCGTCCCGAGTGGGAGAGGTCGCCGGTCGGGACGAGGGGGTCAGTGGGATGTCGAGGACGACCGCCTTCGCCGACAGCAGACCTTGCAGCGCGGCGTAGCTGTACACCGAACAGTCCAGACCCTCGTTGCGCCGGCCCGACTCTCGAAGCACCCACCGCCGCTTGAGCCGCCCCGGCCCACCCGTCTTCGAGCGCGAGTGCTCGACGACCTGCACCTCTGCGGTGAGCTCCTCGAAGTGCCCCTCCCGGAGGTGGTCGGCGAAGTGCCAGTGCGAGGGACCACCGAGCCGGGTCCGCAGGGCCGGAGGCTTCTTCCGCTCGCCGAGCGCCCGCGTCATGCTCCGCTTGAGCCGCGCGTGCAGGATCTCCTTTGCGGCGCTGACGCCGACCATCACCGGCGAGTAGCCGCCCTTGTTCCGGAACCGCTTCTCGCGCGGCCAGATCAGCGCGCCCTCGACGTGACTGCCCTTGATGCCCCACACGTTGCTCGAGTGGTGGCGCCGGCAGAAGTCCCAGGCCGTCTGTGTGTAGTGGCCGCCGGTGTCGACACAGGTCGCGCGGATGTACGCCGAGCCGCCGCCCTCCACCGGATACCGCCGCCGCAGCGCGAGGGTCAGCTCGTGCCACAACGCGGGCGTCGACGGGTCGCCGAGGAGGTCGCGGCGGTCGAGGGTCCATCGCTCCTCGCCAGAGGCCCAGGCGTCGACCGTCACGACCAGGCGATCGTCCTGCACGTCGACCCCGGCGGTCAGCACAGCCGCCCGACGCGGAACCGTCGCCAGCGGCTCGAGCAACGCCCTGAACCCTTCGTCGTCCCACTTCTCCGCGTTGATGAGATCCCAGGTCTCGCCGAGCGCGGTGTTGACGAAGATCTGCTCTTTCGTCGGGTCGCCCTTCGCCGCGAGCCACTCCTCGACGAGCTGCGACCACGGGACCCACGGCGAGTAGAGCGCGGAGAACTGGAACCCGAGCGTGGGCCGCTCGGGGTGCTGGTGCCGCCAGTGACAGCCGTTGCGGCGGTCGAGCATCCAGCGCTTCTTGCGGTGAGGGATGCAGGCCCCACAGTGGAGGCAGACATACTCCGCCGTCTTCGGGTCGTCGTTGTGCCAGACGACTTGCTCCCACACGAGGCGCTGCATCTGCTGGCACTCGGGACAGGGCACGTAGAAATGGCCCATCGTCGACTGGAGATATTCGGCCTCGATGGCCGAGTGGTCCTTCACCGTCGGCGTCCCGCCGTGCAGCAGCTTCTTCGTGTGCGGGAAGGTGTCCGCGCGCGTGTCGGCGAGCTTGCCCGGACGCCCCTCGTCGTCCACCGAGAGCGGGTAGGCGTCCTCCTCGTCGCACAACACGACCTCGGCCAGGATGCGGCGGAAGCTCTTCGCCGTGCTCGCCGACCGGCCGTAGAAGACGCCCCCGCGGAACCGCTTGTGGGTGATCGTGTTGCCCTTCGCGCGCTGACGGTCCGAGCTCACCAACGACCGCAACGTCGGCGTCGTCTCGAGCATCGGGTCGAGACTGTCCTTGCTCCACTCCTCGATGTCGCTCTCGGTCGGCTGCAGGACGAGGATCGGGCCAGGCCGCATGTGCATGTGCGCCCCGATGACGTTGTTGATGCAGCCCTCGGTGAAGCCGCCGCGGCGGCTCTTCATCACGACCACGCGCGTCGCAGGTCGACCCGGCGAGAGCGCATCCATGATGTCCCGCAGGTACTCGACCTTCGACGTCTGCCAGCGACCCGGGTTCGCCGACTGCGAGCTCGTCAGCATCCGATAGGTGTCGGCCCACTCCGAGGTCGATACGTTCGGGGGTGGCTTCACCGCGGCTGCGAAGGCGCGGTACAGCGACCGGGTGTCACGGGTCGAGGTCATCGTCGACCTCGTCGAAGCCCTCGTCGTCCACCTTGCCGATCTGCTCGGCCGCGCGCTCGAGGGCGACCCGTATCGCCGTCGCCACGAGCTCGCCGCAGCGAGCCGGACTGTCCTCGGCCGCGAGCTCGTCGCGGAGGTCGGGCCCGATCGACTCGAGGAACGCCCGCATCATCGAGCCGATCGCCGCCTGGGCGCGCTCGGCATCCTCTCGCCGGACGAGCCGCCCCTGCAGCTCGAGACGGTCGAGCCGCGCCGCGAGGTAGGCCTCGCGCTCCCGCTTCGTCTTCCAGTACTGCAGGTCGCGCAGGTTGCCGCAGGTCGGGCACGGCAGGATCGCCTCCGAGCCCTGCTCACCGCCGACGTGACCACGGCCTGGTCCTGGCGCTCGGGCGCGCGAGCCCCTGAACTCGGCCATCGCCGCCTCGGCATCGTAGAGACCATCGGGCCCCACGTGGATGCGACCGGCCTTCTTGGCCGCGCTGATGGCGTTCGGTCTGACCCCGAGCAGCTCCGCGAGCTGGCGCGCGTTGACCCTGTCGCCCGGCGGCGCCTCGCCGCGCGCTCGCGGCCTATCGGTCACGTCAAACTCCGTGCCAGTTACAACTAGTCATTCTCAGGACCCGTGAGGGACCCGCAGGCTACATCCGGCCCCCCGGGAAGGACCCAGACCAGGGGGGGGGTGTGTCACCCGTGACACACCCCGCACCCCCGCCTGTGGCGCGGGTGCGCGGCCCCTTGCCCCGTCGCGACGGCCATCCATGCGGCTCTGCGCCACCTCACCCATCCTCCACCCCCCGGCGCCGCCGCCTCGACCGCTTGTGGTCCTCGCTCACCCCCCACGCGCCGACCAGCAGCCCCACGATGGTCGGGAGCTCGTCCCGCGGCACCCGGCCCCACTCGACCCGACCCGCGGCGTCCTCGAGCAGCCACGTGCGCAGCTCGCTCGGCCACACGCGCCACACGCCATCGACCCGCCGCCATGGCAGCGCACGCCGGTGGACCAGCGTGCGCACGTAGTCCTCGCTCCGACCGATCAGCAACGCGACCTGCGACACCGTCAGGTCGGTCCTCAGCTCGCTTGGGCGCAGCCCCAGACTCGACAGGCGCAGCCTCAGCGCCGAGGCGCTGCAGCCAATCTCGCGCGCGAGGCGCCGCTTGCTCCGCTCGCCCGCGTTGTCCCGGAGGTAGTCGTCCGCGGTGTAGACGCCCGCGTAGTCGTCGGGGGCGAGGTCGGGCCTCGGCTCGGTCCATCTCGAGCGACGACCTGCGAGGCCGACCTGGGCGAGGAGCTTGCGCACCTGCCACTCCGAGAGCCCGAGACGGCGCGCCATAGGTCTCCGACCGAGGCGGGACGCCAGGCGACGCACCTCCTCTTCGGACAGCCCAGCCATCAGAAGGGCAAGTCGTCGTCGAAGTAGTCGGGCTCGTCTCTGGCATCACGTGGGCTCGAGGGCGCAGACGAAGGAGCCGCTGGATCACTCGGCGCCGGCTCCTCGGTCGCGAGGCCGCGGGTAGACGCCTCGCGCGCGAGCGAGCTCGCCACGACCTCCACAGCGAACCGCTTCTGGCCGGTCCGCTGGTCCTCCCACGAGCGAGTCTTGAGGCGCCCTACGACCACGACGCGGGCGCCCTTGCGCAGCTCGAGGGCGGCCTGCGCGAAGCGGTCCCAGGCCACGACGGTGTGCCAGTCGGTGACCGCGGCCTCGCCGCGCCCCTCGGTGGTCGCGACTCGCATCGTGGCGACGAGCTTGCCCTTGGCCGTGGTGCGCACGTCGGGGTTGTCGCCCAGGTTGCCGATCAGCGTGACGTGGTTCACAGGGCCTCGATGAGCGCGGCGAGGAGGGTCAGCACGATCATGCCACCCCACGACAGGTTGACGGCCAGGATGACGTGGTGAGGCGACCTCATTTGCCGACCTCGTGACGATGGGCAAAGATGGGGTCGCGAAGCGCCGTTACTCGCCTCGCGACCCGCCCCGAGCCATGGAGTGGACCATGCCCGAGAAGAAGACCCCTGCCCCGAAGGCTACGGCCAAAAAAGCCGCCACGCTGGACGACGTTGAGCTCGATACGGTTCGGCTGGAGCTGTCTCAGATCAACAGGGCCCTGAAGCGAGGCTAGAGCCTCTCGGTCAGCGCCTTGATCCGGTCCGCCAGCGCGGTAAGCTCCTCTTTCCATGCGGCCCGCATCGCGGGCGACAAGACGGAAAGGTCGGCCGCCTCGCACCTGCTGAGCCGACGGCCCGCATCTGACAGCAGGCGTGAAAGGTCGTTGATGACCTCTCCGGGGTCGGTCGTGTCGTCCATAGCCTCTCCTCACAGTGGCCTCGGGAGACGCGCCAACATCTCGTCGAGGATGTCGCGCGCGTTCTGCGCCGCGGCGCGGATGCGCATCGCCTCGTCGTTGTCGATCTTGCCGTCGCGGGCGGCCTCAGAGACCTCACGGCCGACGTCGGCCGTGCGAGACAGCATGTCCCAGACGCCGTCTTGCACCGGGCGTGGGCAGCTCGTCGGGCGCGAGCGCGGGACGACATCGTAGCCGAGCTCGTCGGCAATCATCCGCAGCGGATCGACCGTCCCCAAGACGTCGCACACCTCGGGCAGCACATCGACCGGCATCGAGTATGAGCGCCCTTCCTCGCCCGTGGTGAACCAGTGACTGATTGTCGAGCGTTCTCGACCCGTTTGCACGGCGAGTCGGCAGATAGAGCCATGGTCCTTGCTCATGAGCTTGGCAATCGACCGGGTGATGCGGCGCGAACGGGACTCAGGCGGCATGACCACCCTCCTCGGCTTGAGTGTGGGCGCGCGAGGCATTCCGGCTGTTGAGACGGCGATACCACTCAAGGAGCGTGCCCTCGACGTCGAAGACCTGGCCCTCAGCACAGAGCCCCTGGGTCGCCGCGCACCGCGCGATGAGCTCCGCGTCGACCCCACGCAGAGCCCGATACGCCTTGTTCACCGCGTTGCGGGACACACCCAGGCGCCGGGCCACTTCAGCCTGTCCGAGCGAGTCGCAGAGTTGGAACAGCGTGCTCATGTCCCATAGTCTCAATCTTGGAGACCGTGTTCGTCAAGCGATGATCTCCAAAACAGAGACCGTTGGCGGTTCTTCACGGCACGTGTTGCGATGCCAGCCTATGGCCCGACTACCAGACAGGCCCGGCAAGCGGATTCGCGAACTCCGAGAGGAGAGGGGCTGGTCTCAGGTCGACCTCGCCAAGCGCAGCGGTGTCAGCAAGCAGGCCATCTCGAAGATCGAGGCTCCAGACTCGGACCACGTCGGGCGCTTCGACTCCCTCCACAAGCTCGCTGCGGCCCTCGGTGTCCACATATCGAACCTCTTCGGGGCCGCTCCGACGGCCACACCCGGCATCCCGCTCGGGGCCGAGGTCACCAGCGAGGTGGGGCTGGTGGGGTCGACAGTCTCCACAATCATTCATGGGACTCATCGAGGATACTCGACCCCGAAGGAGACCGTGCCGGTCGCCGACGCCCGAGCCGGGTGGTTCGCGGCCCGTGTCGCGACCGAGGCCTCGTTGACCGCGACCCTCGACACCTCGCCGCCCGTCGCCCACGACCTGAGACCCGGCGACGTGCTCGTGTTCCGACCGCTCGAGGACGGCGAGGTCATTGCCCCGGGCCGGGTCGTGTGGGTCACCCGCGGGGAGGACGAGAGCGAGCTCAGGGTGTGGCGCGAGCTCGACCGCAAGAGCTGGTGTTGGCCCTTCGACGGCACAGACCAGCGACCGGAGCGCGCGGACGAGTGGACCGTGCGCGGGATGATGGTCGAGCTACGAAGGGGATACGAATGACCTGGGTGATGATTGTCGCAGCGGTGGCCGTTCCGGCCTTTATCGCCATCCTCTTTGCCAAGGTGCTTCAGCGGCGTGGAGACCAGGAGGTAGACCCTTGGCTCATCGACGCCCAGCGGAGCATCGACACACGAGTCACCATCCGCTATCGGGCGGCGGACGGCGAGGCATCCGAACGGACCGTCCGCGTGAAGCGCTTCGGCCAGTATGACGGTGAGGCCTACATCTTCGCCTACTGCGAGCTGCGCCGCGCCAATCGAACCTTCCGCCTCGACCGTGTGAAGGCGGCCATCAACGAGGAAGGCAAGCGGATACCAGACCTTCTCCGCTACCTCAGCGACCTCTATCTCGCATCACCTCAGCGTGCGGCCGACGAGCTCAGGGAGGAGCACCTCGATGTGCTGCGCGTCCTGTTCTACGTCGGGAAGGCCGATGGCAGGCTGACCTCCATCGAAAAGGGGATCATTCGCCACGTCTGCAAGCAGTTGGCGAAGGATGAGCGCCTGACGGATGCTCAGCTGGACAAGATGCTGCGAGAGCTCAGCGTGCCCAGCCTTCACGCCTTCAGGTTGGCCGTCAGCCGAATCGCCAAGCGCGATCGAGCCTGCCTTGAACTGGTCGCCGACGCCGCAAGGCAGATCGTTGGAACGCAGAAGACGACCCATCCCGACGAACAGCTGGCGCTCGAGTACCTGGCCAAACAAGGTCAGTGATGTGAAGCGGATTAACATCGCCTCGTGACACATCGCGGTCCGTCACCGCCAAGTGTTAAGCTGGGGATTTTGTTTTCTCGGGCCGAGACGCGACCGCGCTTCACAATCCACCGGCACGCGGTGTGCACAAGCGCGCACCCTTGCGGGTGCCTACTGCCACAGGCCGCTTCGTCGAGCTGACGATGGGGACGTCGCGCGTCCTGTCGGCGGCGTCGCCGGGCCTCGCCCAGGAGCTCGCCGAGGACCGCGCCCGCATCCTCCTGGCGCCAGGCCTGCTCGAGGAGGCCCGGGCCGGCGACCGTGCGGCGCAGCACGTCGTGCTGCACGAGCTCGCTCATGTGGTGCTTCATCACGGCCTGCGCGACGAGACCGGCCGCGACTGCGAGGCCGAGGCGAACGCCCTGGCGACGGCCATCCTGGCCCTGATCCGTGGGTAGTCTATTTTTTGGAGACAGTCGCTTGACAGTCTCCAAAACAGAGACGACAACGAGGGCAGGAGGTCACCGATGCCCGACCCTGCCACCGACACCGACCCGCGCTCCTGGGCCTACGACAGCGACGCCTATTGCTATGGACGCGAGGACGGCGCCCGCGAGGCCGCCGTCCGACTCGCCGGCCCCATGCCCACCGTCTGGCGAGCGAAACTCCTCCCCGACGGCGACGGTTATTGCTTTCTCTTCGACGGCGAGGACGGCGCGACCGGACGGGTCGATGTGGTCCTGGGCGAGGTCATCGCAATCGACCCGCTCTCCACCGAGGGGCTCGCCGAGCTCGACGCGACGCTGGCGATGCTCGGCTGGCTCCGGGCCCTGCTTCGCGGCTGCGAGACCATCCCGGCCGGCCCGGCCCAGGTCGCCGAGGCCCGCGCCCTCCTCGCCAAGGCCACCGGCATCCCGGCCGGCCCTGCCGAGGTCGCCGAGGCCCGCGCCCTCCTCACCAAGTCCACCGGCCTCGGGGGTGGGGCGTGAGGGGCCTCAGCTACCACGAGCGGTGCGCAGCGCAGCGCGAGCGACAGCGTGTCGCCGACCTTGCCGGACTGCATGTCGCTCGATGCGCGGTCGCCAGCACCCTGGCCGCTCAGCCGGTGAGGCCCCACCACAGGGCCTGGGCCATCCGCCACCTCTGGAAGCACCTGCGGCAGGCCGGCCGGGCCTGCGACCGCACGACCACCGACCGCCTCGAGTGGCGTGGGCGTTGCCACCGCATCAACGGCAGTTCCGAGCTCGTCAAATGGCCCGGCGGCCAGGCGACCCGTCACATCGTCCACCTGCGCGAGCGGGCCCGCTGCCTCCTGATGGGCCGCGACTACCCCATCGCCGGGCCCTCGGGGCGCCTCCCATGACGCCGCCCGTCAAGAAGCTGGCCGCGCCTCCGATGGTCTCGAGAGAGCGCTGGGCTTCGGCCGCCGAGGTGCGCCGCAACCTCCTACGCGGCGAGCTGCGGAGCACCCGCCGTGGCCTCGCCAAGCTCGTCTCGGAGCTCGGCGCCGAGGTCGAGTCCTCCCACGAGCTCGACCCGATGCGGCTCCGGACCCAGGCCCGCGAGATCGCCCTCCTCGCCCTCCGCGTGCGCGACCTGGCGCACGAGTGGGGCACCGCCACCGAGATCCTCACCGACCCCTGACCACCGAGGTGTCCATGTCCGCTCCGCTGCTGCTCTCTCCTCCTCGACTCGTCTGGACCACCGAGCGCTCGACGTCGGCCGATGGCGAGCCGCTCATCGTCACCCACTGCGACCGCTTCAGCGTCGCCGCCACGCCGCGCTGGATCATCTTCGGCAATGCCTGTCCGTGCGGCTGCTCGAAGTGGGGCTTCCGGGTGGTTCCGACCTCCTTGCACCGCGAGGCGCTCGTCGCTCAGATGCGCCAGGTGCTGCCCGTTTCCTGGGCCGACGAGGTCATCGGGAAGGTCACCGACGCGTGGGACCTGTACCTCGAGCTGATGCTCGATGCCGCGCAGGCCGGCGCCCTCCGCGTGCCGCCCTCGCGCTACCTCGAAGCCGGGGAGCTCTGCGCATGAGCGTCCACGGCAACAGCCTCCGCGACAACATCGCCTCGGTCTTCGACGCCTACCAGGCCCGCACCATCACCCTCGTCGACGCCCTCGACCTGGTCGAGCTGGCCCTGGTCCACTCGACCTCACACAGGACGGTCACCGCTCGCGTGCTTCGGGTCGGCGGGTCGCTCGAGGAGGCGCCCGGGCCCACGGTCGAGCTCGAGGTCTCCGAGGACGACGCCCGCGCCGTGGCGAGGCACATCTACGGCACCGTCACCGTCGTGACCCCGAGCGAGCGCGAGCTTGCTGACGAAGCGGCGAGGCGCGGATGATCACCGACCTGTTCGAGCGCCGCTGGCTCTGGCGGACCGCGCAGATCGACCCGCCCTGGCTCGAGTCCGGTGGCGGCAAGAGCAAGCGTGGCGCCGACCGGCACTACCCGCTGATGCACGTCGACGACATCGCCAGCGCGCTCCTGAAGTCGGGCAAGTGGCTGCCCGCACCCGACGCCCACCTCTGGTGTTGGTACACCGACAACTACCTCGTCGACGCGCTCAAGCTCATCAACATGCTGGGCTTCCGCTACGTCCGCACCTTCGTCTGGGTGAAGTGCAAGGGCGCGACGAAGGCCCTCGACCTCGAGACGGGCGAGGCCGTCGACGGCGAGATCGAGCCGCGCATGAGCCTCGGCCAGTACGGCCGGGGCGTCCACGAGTCGATGCTCTTCTGCGTGCGGGGTAACGGGCTCGCCGTGCGCACCGAGCGCCGCGACCTGCCCAGCGTTTTCTTCGCGCCGGTCCCGACCGAGGACGGCGTCCGTGTGCACTCCCGCAAGCCCGACGCCGCCTACGAGCTCATCGAGGCGCGCTCGATGGGGCCTTACGCCGAGTTCTTCGCTCGGCGCCTCCGACCTGACTGGACCTCCTGGGGCAATGAGATCACTCCATGACCGACACCGGCATCATCAACGGCGAGCCCATATTCCAGGCCGTCACGTTCGCGCGCAGCGAGAGCGTCAAGGCGCTCGTCTCCGCCCTCGCGAAGGCCCAGGGCGCGTTCACGACCATCCGCAAGACGAACCTCGCCAAGGTGAATCCCGCGGACGGTGAAAAGCAGGGCTACACCTACCGCTACGCCGAGCTCGCGGACTTCATCGACGCTTGCCGCAAGCCGCTCGCCGAGGCCGGCCTCGCCATCACCCAGCCGGCGACGACCGACGGGCGCCTGGTCACCGTCGAGACCACGCTCTGGCACGAGAGCGGCGAGTGGATGTCCAACGTCTTCGTCCTCGAGTCGGCCTCGCCGAGCCCGCAGAAGATCGGCAGCGCGCTCACGTTCGCGCGCCGCTACGCCTACTGCGCGCTGCTCGGCATCTCGGCCGAGAAGGACGACGACGACGGGCGCGCCGCTCAGGAGCCGGACCCCGCCGCGCCGCGGGCGCAGACCCCGCCGCGCCAAGGTCAGCAGCAGCGCCGCGACCGGCCGCCGCAGCAGCAGAGGCCCGAGTCGCCGAGAGCTCCGAGCGACGCCGCGCCGCCCGAGAGGCCCCCGAAGAAGCGAGGCCCTGATGCCCTCCTGCGGATGCGCGCGGAGTGCGAGCGGTACGGGCTCGACACGGTGCTCGTCGAGGCGGTCGAAGAGGGAGGCTTTCGCTGGGACGCGCTGCCCGAGGACTGCGGTCCGATCATCTCGGCGGCGTGGAGTGTCCTCGGCGACCGCATCAAGGCCGCGCGCGAGGCCGCCAAACGACAGGAGGCGCTCGACGGCGCCGAGACCCACAACACCCCGGAGGCGGTCGCGGCGAAGGTCGCCGAGATCGCCGACCGGATGAGCATGCCGAGCTGAGGTTCAGATGGCGACGAACGACGATTGGGAGGCCCTCACGCTGGGCGGCCTCGAGGGACTGAACAAGGGCTTCGACCGCGCGCTGTCGCGGGCGCGCGAGGTCTTCGAGCTGCAGGACGAGGGCGAGATGCGCGAGGGCCCGTTCGTGATCTCGATGGAGGTCCGCCTGACCTGGAAGGGCGGCGGGGCCGTCGAGATCCTGCAGCGGACCAGCACCAAGGAGCCGCGGAGCAAGGACGACGTGCTCTACGGGCAGGACACCCGCACCGGCATCCAGGTCCACAAGGGCAAACAGGACGAGCTCCCGTTCGACGACGCCGAGGTCGTCCGGGTCGGAGCACGTCGTAAGCGGCAGGAGATGCAGTGATGAACGATGTGCTCAGCAGCGCGATCCGCGAGATCGCCACTCTGGAGAACGGCAAGAAGAAGCGGATCGAGCTCATCGCGCTCAGCGATGGGAGGACCATCGCGGTCGACCAGGTCACCGGCATGCACGAGACGCTGGTCGCACCGAAGGCGCACCGCAAGCGGCAGCTCGCCGACCTCGACTCGCTCGTGAAGTGGTGTCGCACGCTCGGCACTGGGGGCGACGTGCTCATCAGCCGTACCGGGACGTCGAAGGCGATCGGCGGCGCGGTCCAGGAGGATGCGCGCGACAGCGGCCTCGTCGCGACGGTCGACTTCTTCGACGACTTCCTCCCGCCCGACGCGCCGATGTCGATCAGCGAGTTCATCCAGTGGTTCGACAAGGTGCGGGCCGGCATCGACGAGGAGGGGGCGCAGAAGGTCGACGGCATGCTCGCCCACCTGACCGCCGAGGCCAGCCAGGGCGCGACCGTCATGCAGTCGGGCTCGGCCATCTCGGTGAAGACCGAGGCCAAGGCCGGCGTGGTCGCGGGCGGCAAGCCGCTCCCGAAGCGCATCCAGTCCGAGATCCCGTTCGGCGACCCCAGCTTCAAGACGCCCGTGACCTTCACCCTCGTGGTCGAGCTGTCCGGCGGCAAGATCCAGTTCCGGGTGTCGGTGGATGAGCTCGAGGACACGCCGCGCGAGAAGTTCGTCGCGTGGGCCGTCAAGAAGCTCGAGGGCGACCTCTTCGAGCTCGACGCCGTCGAAGACGGCGTGATGGTCGGCCGGTCCCGATGGGCCGTGATGGTCGCCCCCTGAGACCCCGCCGGGGCCCTCGACGGAGCGGCCTCGGCTGGCAGCGCGAGCCAGCCGCGTGGGGAGGCGCTCAGGGCAGAGGTCGGAAGGTCCGGCCCTGCTCTGGGCGCCGCTGGCACCCAAACCCCGCGCCGCCGACCCGGCGCATGTGAGCGCGATCGACCCGCGCGAGAGGGTAGGGGCGGGGCCGGGTGGCACCGGCCTCGCCTCGGTCGAGCAGCTCGAGGAGGACGCGATGAAGGACGTGAAACAGGGACAGGTGTTGGTGCTCTGGAAGGACACCGAGGGCGTGCTCCACATCAAGCACCAGGTCGACACCGTGCGGCGCGCAAAGGCCTGGTGCCGTGCGAACGGCGACGCCTTCGACATCGAGGACAGCGACGAGCTCACCGGTGCGAGCGTGCTCATCGCCGAGGTCAAAGCTGTGACCCGACCGCGTCTCACCATCGAGGTCGACTTCGGGGGTGAGGGCGAGACCGAGCCGACGGCCGATGCGCCTGTCGCCGAGGTGGTGTGACATGGCCCTCCCTCCCATCAGCGACGACGCCGCCTTCGTCCACCAGCTTCGCACCCTCGCGAAGGCCTACACCCCCGACTGGCTCTGCGAGCTCCTCCCGGGCCTCAGCGAGCACTCCCTGCACCAGTTCCTGTTCGGCGACGGCCGGCTCCCCAAGGCCGACCGCCAGGCGGTGGGTCTTCTCTACTCGGTCACCCGCGTCGCCGACCTCGAGCCCAGCGAGACCTACCTCGCGAGGGTGAAGCGGGCCCGGCGCTACGCCGAGAAGTCGCGGGCCTCCGAGGCCGCATGGAGGGACGTCGGATGAGCGACAAGACGGGTATCGAGTGGACCGACGCGACATGGAACCCAATCCGCGGATGCGCGCGAGTCTCCGAGGGCTGCCGCAACTGCTACGCCGAGTCGGTGGCCGCGCGCTTCTCGGGGCCGGGCCTGCCCTACGAAGGGCTCGCGCGGAGGACGGCGAGCGGCGAGGCACGATGGACTGGCGTCGCCAAGATGGTCCCGAAGATGCTGGACCAGCCGATGAGATGGCAGAAGCCGCGACGCATCTTCGTCAACTCGATGTCGGACCTGTTCCACGAGTCTCTCGATTTTCGAGACATCGCCGCGATCTTCGGGGTGATGTCGCTTGCCGAGCGCCACACGTTCCAGGTGCTCACAAAGCGCCCGGGGAGGATGGTCGAGTGGTTCCAGTGGGCGTCGAGGGTCGACATCATCACCGAGATGTCTGAGTCGCTGTCGGCGGAGCTCGGCGACGGCTTTGCCTCCCTCGCCTATCGCGCTTCGGCGGGCTGGCCGCTGCCCAATGTCTGGCTTGGCGTCTCCGTCGAGGACCAGGCCGCCGCCCATGCGCGTGTGGCATTGCTGAGGGCCACGCCTGCTGCCCTACGATTCCTGTCATGCGAGCCGCTCCTCGGCCCTCTCTACGCCCTCGACCTTGACGGTATCGGCTGGGTCATCGCGGGCGGCGAGGCCGGACCGCACGCCCGACCCATGCATCCCGATTGGGCCCGCAAGCTCCGCGACGACTGCGCGCTGGTGGGGGTGCCGTTCTTCTTCAAGCAGTGGGGCGAGTGGGTCGAGGAGGGCAGCAAAGAAGCCAAGCACTCCGGTCAAAATCCCTTCGGGCCGCTCGTGGTCGCAGCAGGAGAACAGCCCGAAGCTAAGTGGATGGTGAGGGTTGGCAAGAAGGCAGCCGGCAGCCTGCTCGATGGTGTCGAGCACAAGTCCTTTCCGCGGGAGGTGATCCGTGTCTGAGGCCCGAACCTACCGGGCCGGCGACGTCGTCCGGCATCGCGAGCTCGGCGAAGAGTGGTCGCTCGCCTGCGACGAGCGAGACGGCCGCATCGCTGCGTGCGGGTGGCCGGAGGGCTGGACCCGCGTCGAGGAGGTCGAGCTCGTCGAGGCCGCCACCGACGAGCACCGGCTCGAGGTCCTCACGAGCGTGGCGCGCGACAATCGAGACAGCCGGGGCGCGGCCGCGAGGGCGCAGCTTGCAGCCGCCCAGGCCGAAACGCCGCTCGACGCGATCGCGCGCCGGGCGAAGGCGCTGGGGTGGGCGGCTGAGCGCAGCGAGTTTGGCGAACTCAACCTGCTTGCAGTCACAACGCAAGGCGCGGGGATCATCGACTATCGGCAGTGCGATGGCGTGCTGTTTCCACTTGTTGGAACGACGGGCCACGTCTGCGGACACGAGCGCGCCCTCCTTGGGTCGGACGGCGAAGCGCTCGACGCGCTGCGGGCCCTGCACGGCCAGCTCGCGCAGGCTGAGGCGCTGTGCGCCGACATGCGATCGCAGATCGAGCGGCTGACGGCGCTCGTCACGGGAGGTGGGGCTTGAGCTTCGACTTCGACGACCCGCGCCTGGGCGACGTGAGCGACGGGGCCCGGATGCTGCACTACGTCCTCACGGCCGCGAGCTCGGCCCGAGGTCGCTTCCCCGCCGGAGCTCGCGCGCTGACCCGACACCTTCGCCTGACCGACGCCGTCGCCGTCGAGGCCCACCTCTCCGAGCTCGTGCAGGTCGGGGCCGTCCGTCTCTACGAGGGCCTCGTCGATGGGGTGCGGGTCGTCGTCGGCGAGCTCGTCATCGGTCGCCCGAAGAGGTCGCCGTCGAAGGCCGCCGAGCTCGGCGCCGACCCTCTGCCCGCGCCCGCCGAGGAGAGAGAGAGCTCACCGCAGGGGTCACCGAAGGTCGAGCCTTCGGTAAGTGCGGCGGCACCGAACAGCGACAGAGAGAGATATATAGAGCCCTCTCTCTCTCGTCCTCGAGCGAAGGCGCGGCGGCGCAAGGTGCCGGCCGAGCAGCTCTCGATGGGCTCGCCGGTCGAGGGAGAGGTCATGGTGCCGGAGCCGATACGCGCGGCCGTCGAGGCCTGGGAAGCTCACGCCGAGACGCTCCGGAGGGCCGGCGTCGCGGTACCTACGGTCGCACGCGCCGACCTGGTCGCGCTCGCCGAGGGTATCGCGCCCGAGGTCTTCGCGGAGGCGGTCCGGCATCACCTCGCCAGCCAGCCGTGCTACTGGCGCTCGCCGCTGGTCCTGCTCGCGAAGCGGGTCGAGTGGGAGTCCGACAAGCTCCTGCAGGTGCCTCGCCCCAGGCCGGCGGTCGACCCGCCGAGCCCGGCACCATCACCACCGTCGCCCACGCCTCGAGGTGACCTTCCGCCTCCTCGCGTGGTCGACGCCCTCTTGACCGTCCCTGACGAGGATTGGGCCGAAGACTGGACGCAGGCTCTCGCGCTGCTGCGCGAGGTCCAAGAGCCGCGGGACATGGTCCGCTGGCTCGAGCCGCTCGATGGTCGCGGTGTGACCCTCGACGGCGAGCCCGCACTCCTCGCGCCCGACGAGAGCCACGCGAGGTGGGTCGAGGAGCACTTCGGAGGACAGATCGAGGCGGTGCTCGGCTACCGGCCGCGCTTCGCCATACCCGGATTCCAAGACGGGGTTGATCCCCTTGAAGGGCGACTGGAGACGAGCCCGTCCGAGATAGTGGCGACTCGTGTGGACCCTCCGGTCTGGGCGGCGGCCGACATGCCCGCGCCACCACGGCGCCAGCCGGGGAGCGAGGGCGCCGCCGCGCCCGCCCACCTTGTTCGAGGAGGTGGTGATGTCGCGCACGCTTGAGGAGCTGCTCGCCGACTACGGCGTCAACCCCAACACCATCCCGCTGAGAGGCGAGACCACGCCGCTCGTCGTCGCACTCAGGGCACATGGCAGCGACGAGACGCAGGCACTCGTCGAGTGGCTGCACGACCAGGTCACCATGCACATGGGCGCGAGCCAGGTGTACGAGGGCATCGCGCGCGAGCGGCACCTGCAGAGGGCCAAGGCCTACGAGAAGGCCATCGGCTGGATCTCAGATCCGGAGCGAGGCCGATGATCGTCGACCTCTTCGCCGGCGGCGGCGGCGCGAGCACCGGCATCCGCCTCGCGACCGGCCGCGACCCCGACGTCGCCGTCAACCACAGCGCGGCCGCTATCGCGATGCACACGGCCAACCATCCGAAGACCAAACACCTCTGCGCCTCGGTCTGGGACGTCTCGCCTCGCGAGGTCTGCGGGCGTCGCAAGGTCGAGCTCCTCTGGGCCTCGCCCGACTGCACGCACTTCAGCCGGGCCAAGGGCGGCAAGCCCCGAGAGACCGGGCGGCGGGCCCTCGCGCACGTCGTGATCGAGTGGGCGCGCGCGGTGCGGCCCGAGGTGATCCTCCTCGAGAACGTCGAGGAGTTCGCGGGCTGGGGGCCGCTGCTCGACGACGGCCGACCCTGCCCAGAGCGCAAGGGCTCGTCGTTCGCGGCCTGGGTCGCTCAGCTCCACTGGCTCGGATACGTGGTCGAGTGGCGCTCGCTGGTCGCCGCCGACTACGGCACACCGACCACCCGCAAGCGCCTGTTTCTCGTCGCGCGACGCGACCGCAGGCCGATCGAGTGGCCCGCTCTGACTCACGGCCCGGGCCGCTCGAGGCCATGGCGTTCGGCTGCGGAGGTGATCGACTGGTCGCTGCCGGTGCCGTCGATCTTCGGCCGTGCTCGGCCGCTCGCCGAGAAGACCCTGGCCCGCATCGCGCGCGGCATCGAGCGCTTCGTCGAGGGCGCCGCCGAGCCCTTCGTGGTCGAATACTATGGGACTGCCACGGCGCGCGGCGTGGACAGTCCGCTCGGCACCGCGACGACCCGTGACCGCTTCGCGCTCGTGTCGCCTCACCTGGTGCTGTTCCGCGGAACCGACGCGGCCCATGTCGACGCGTCGGCCAGGTCGCTCGACGACCCGCTGTCGACGATCTCGGCCGGCGGCATCCACCATGCTCTGGTCGCGCCCTACCTCGTCCAGACCGGATACGGCGAGAGGGTGGGGCAGGACCCGCGCGTTCTCGACCTGGCGGCGCCGCTGACCACGGTCGTCGCAGGCGGCATCAAACACGGCCTCGCGTGCGCGTACCTCTGCCGACACTTCGGCGGGCCGCGGGGCGCCTACGGTCGCGACCTCGCCGAGCCGGTGCCCACGGTCACGGCCGTCGACCATCACGCGCTCGTCACCGCGACGCTGTCTCAGGACCGGCGGACCGAGGTCGCCCAGCTCCTCGGACACGAGCCGCGCGTGACCATCCGCGGCGTCGACTACACGATCGCCGACATCGGGATGCGGATGCTCACGCCGGCCGAGCTGTTCCGTGCGCAGGGCTTCCCGCCGGACTACGACCTGCTTGAGGGCCGCATCTCGAAGACAGAGCAGGTGCGCCTCGCGGGCAACAGCGTGTGCCCGCCGGTCGCCGAGGCTCTGGTGAGGTCGCAGCTCGGCCTCGCGGCGGTGGCGGCATGAGAGCCCGCGTCGTTGACGAGCTGCGGCTCGAGATCGACGCTGACGAGCGGCAGGCCCGCGCGCTGCTCTCGCGCGCGCGGCGCAACAGAGAGATCCTCGCACTGTTGACAGGTGACCCATGCCCCGAGGACGGCCCCCCGGATCTCCAAACGCTCTCGTCCGACTCGACGACGGCCGCTTCTCCGTCGTCGTCTACTACCGACCCGAGCGGGCGACATTCCGTGTCGTCTCGGGCTTCCGGGGTGCTCGCCCGGCTGAGACATCAGCAAGCCGAGAGGACGAAGCCAGGGCCATCGCGGACACGATCTGGACCAGCTACCAGCGCGGGCGCATCACCGCGCCAGACCCGGCCCCGCTGACGCTCCGCGAGCTGGTCGAGGCGATCGCGACACGTCCCAAACTCTCGCCGAAGACGTTGAGGTCCTATCACCAGGTGTGGTCGCTTTTCGCGCGCCACGTGGGAGAGGGGAGGGCACCCGCCCGCGTCTATCGCATGGACCTGGTCGACTTCCTGGATACGGTCGCAGCCGGGACCTACTCGCCGAAGGCCTCGGGCGACTCGTCGGCCACGGTCGCGACCTACTACCGGACGCTGCGAGCGGGGTTTCGGTGGGCGATCTCGAAACACTGGCTCGTCGACGACCCGACCACCGACATCGAGATCGAGCACGAGCACGAGCTCGGCCCCTGGCTCCCGTACAGCGAGTGGGACGCCTACCTGACTCAGTGCTGGCCGATGCACCAGGTGCGCTCGGGGTTCGTGCTCGAGACGGGCCTGCGCGCGAGCGAGCTGGCGTTTGCGCGCCCCGAGTGGATCCGGGGTGACGTCGGGCGCCGCGGGATCTGGATAGGCCCCGACCCGGCCACGGGGTGGAAGCCCAAGGGGCGGCCAAGGATCGTGCCGCTCACAGACAAGGCGGAGTGGTGGCTCGAGCAGGCCGCGAAGATCTGGCCGGGTTCGGAGTGGCTCTTCTCGGCCGAGGGCCTCTCGGCGCTCGGAAACCTCTCGCGCGAGACGCGAGACGCCGTAGAGCGCGCCCAGGTCACGCGCACCAACTTCCACGGCCTCAGACGCTCGGCCGGGGCCCATTGGCTGGACTGCGGTCTGAGTCTCTACGAGGTCTCGCGACTGCTCGGTCACCAGGACATCAAGACCACGATGCGCTGGTATGCGGCCATCAGCGATACCACCTTGGTCGCCGCGATCGCGAAGGTCGAGCGGCGCCGGGAGGAGGCGCGCCTCGAAGATGCGGAGCTCGGCGGGCGGCTCTACTCGCTCAGGCGCCGGGCCTGATTTCCTGGCGGATTTTCTGGCGGGTCCATCCCGGTGGCTGTTCGGACCACCGAGCGACCGCTCAAAACCGCGTGGGGCGTGGAGCCGATGGCCGGACTCGAACCGGCGACCTGCTGATTACGAATCGTGAGCAGGTGCCAACAAACCCGTTGGGTTGCGGGCGCGACTTCCTGGCGGGCACGGCGAGGTGGCGTGGGCGGCGGCGGAGGCGCCCAGAAACTCACCTCACCTCGGCCATCCATGCTGGCTCGGTCGATTTGTGGTCTTTTTGTGGTCGAAGTCGTTGACTCCGTCCGCGTGTGGTCCTAATGTGGTCTCAGTGATGACGAGGCGCCTGGACAGCGCCCCAACAAACCAGGAGACCGACCATGAACATCGACATCTACACCACCACCTCCGAGACGATCTGCCAGGGCCTCCAGGGCCTGCGCGGCCTCCAAACTGCGGCCGAGATGGCCGAGGACCGCGGCGAGATCGTCGTGGTCGCCGACGGAGTCGAGGTCTCGGCTCAGGCCGGTGACACCGCCGAGGACATCGAGGCGCGCATCTACGCCGCGCAGCGGGCGGACGAGGCGCTCGACGAGCTCGACACTGAGGAGGACGAGGCCCGGCTCGAGGCGGACCTCGACGAAGCGCAGGCTGCGCAGGACGAGGAGCTCGAGCGCCTCATGTGGGACGGGCAGGACGACGCCGAGGAGGTCGCCAGGATGCTCTCGCCGGGCCAGGCGTGGGAGCAGTACGTCGGTGACCAATCGGTCGCCGAGTGGGTCGCCAACGAAGGCCCCACCGACACCGACGGGCTCGAGGAGTACCTCGCCCAGACGTGGCCCAAGGACACGGACGAGACGGCCCGGCCGATCGTCGCCCGCAAGCTCGCGGACTACCTCAACGCCCCCACGACCGAGCCGGTCACCGGGTCCGGCTGGTATGAGCTGACCAACGGCCTCGTGCGCCGCATCGACTGGCGGGACGGCCGCATGGTCGAGGGCGCCATCGTCGCGGGCTGGGATGGCGTCGCCTGAAAGGACAAGGCCGGGCGCACTGCGCGCCCGGCCCCGTGATGACATCGCCCCGGAGACCCAGGGCGACAACAGGAGACACTGTAATGGCTCTGAGCGACCCCTACAAGATCCGCCTCGGCGACGAGCTGCTCGCCTACCTCGACACCCTCGCCGACGCCCCAGAGTTCGTTCGCCAGGCCGTGCGCTGGGCGCGGGAGCTCGACCTCACCACCGCCTCGGTCGCCGAGCTCGTCGAGGGCCGCACGGTGTTGCAAGCCGCTAGGCGCTACTACACCGAGCCAGCCGAGGCGCTGCAGTCGCTGATCGGTCAGGCCGTCGAGGCGACGCTCGACGCGCTCGCGGCTCTCGAGAAGGCGGGGTGGACCAAGGAGGCGATCTGCGTCGCGTGCGACGCGCTCAATGGGACCTGGCTCACGCCCGGATGGGGCCCCAAGATCACTGCGGGCGAGATCGCCGAGGCCAACCAGATCGCCGCGCAGGGCGGCGAGAGCCTCGCCGAAAAACACGGCGTGGACCCCGAGCTACTCGCGCGCCTACTCGAGGCGCTCACCGCCGAGACTGCTCAGGCCCTCCGCACCGTCGTGACCGAGTTCTGGCGCGACAACCGGGCGGTGATCAAGCGCCTGGGGTACGGTGGCGAGTAGCATGGTGCGGAGCTCGGCCAGTTCCCGCTCGAGCGCCGTGACCCGATCCCTTAGGCACCGGCAGGGGACCCGCCTCGTCTTGCGTCCGTGCGACACGTCGACCTCGCCGAGGCCGCCGCACTGCTGGCAGGCGCTCACAGGACCTCGGCAGCGGCGACCCCGAGGGCTACCCCGACCACCACGCCCACCGTGCCCCACAGGATCGGGCTCGACCACACCGAGGCGGGCTGCACGCTCTCGCGCGCGACCTCCTCACACCGAGCGAGCGCCGCGGACCACTCTCGGTCCCGGCGCTCGGCCTCCGCCCGGTCGGCCTCCCGCTGTGCTCGCTCGGCGACCAGGTCGGCGGTCGTGCGGGTGAGCTCCGCGCGCACGGCCCGGGTGTGACCCTCGGCGGTGCGGCGGGCAGCGTCCGCCTTGAGCAGGCGCTGCAGCAGCGGCGAGGGTACGTGCTCGCCGTCGTAGGGGGCCGGCTCGCCTGCGCGGAGGTAGGTCGGCTCACCCGCCCTCGCAGGGCTGGCGCAGTCGACCAGGGCGACGACCACCGTCAGCGGCAGCGCCCACTCCGCGAGGCGGGCGGCCATCTCAGACCGCCCGACCCGAGCGGATATGACCGTGCCAGCACTCGACGAGTCGGCCCTGCTGGTCTCGTCTGTGGGCGACCACCGACGGTGAGAGCGTCAGCGTGGCCCAGGCCTCGCCGCGTCTCGCCCACGGGTGTTCGGCGGGCAGCCCCGAGTCGAAGGGCGGGTCGACCATCACCACGACGCGGTGCAGGCGGCAGCTCGGGCAATCGAAGCTCACGCCGACGCGACGCTCGCTCGAGTCGGTGACGTAGCGCGGCGCGAGCTCGGTGAGCTCGATGCCCGCCGGCTGGGCGGTGTCGGTCTGCATGATCTCGCTCGTGTCGCTCGGGGTGGTGTCGGGCGCGGCCATCGCCGCGGGGCTCATCATCAGCAGGGCCACGAGGCCCATCAGGATCGCTCTCAGCATCTCGCCTCCTCGACCGGGTCCGGCCGGTCACCGTCAGGCAGCTCAGGGCGCCGTGCCCCGCTGCATCTCTCTCCACACGCGCCGCGCCGACTCGGTGACCCGGCCTGTGCGCGCGAACTCCTCGTCGATGTCCTTGGCCTCCTGCGCCGCGCGTCGGAGGTCCTCGTCGGCCGCGGCACGCTCGGCGTCGGCGACTGCCCGAGCGATAGCCCGCGCGCCCTCGATGGCGGCGCGCTGCACGTCGGCCTGCGCCCGTGCTCGGTCGAGGCCCGCACGCAGGGTCTCGCGGCTCTCGGTCAGCGCCCTCTCGACCTCGAGCCGGGCCTCGGCGCCGAGGCGTCCGGAGCGCTCGTGCAGGGCCCAGAGCAGGGCCAGGACGACCGCGGCGGCCAGAGGGCCGTGTCGCCGGAGCCAGGTCACGACGCGTCGTTCCGAGCTCGCGGCGGCGTGTCGGCGTCACCTCGAGGCGACGGCGACGAGTCGACCTCTCGCCGGACCCGCCGCAGGACGACCGCGCCGAGCTCGACGACCGCGAGGCCGCCGATGACGCCGGCAGGCCACGAGGCCCAGGTGTCGGCCCAGCCGACGACGAGCACGCCGAGCAGCGCCGACGACGCGAGCAGCGCCGCGCGCTTCGGGCGCTCGGCGGGGGGCGCGTAGATCAGCAGCCTGACCGAGTAGGACGCGAGCGCCAGCGCGGTCAGGAGGGTGAGCCAGAAGGCGGTGTCACTCATGCTCGAGCTCCTCGGGGTCGGTGGGTGCGCGGAGGTGAGCTGGGATGGGTATCCCGAGGCGCTCCATGATGATGTCGGCCTTCGCGTCGATCTTGTGGATGCGGCCCGTATTGCGCCGCTCGTACCGCCGGAGCAACTCGATCTCGGCCTTGAGCTCCTTCTTTGTGGCGGCGGCCGTCGACTCGACCACGAAGACCTTGTCCTCGACCTCGTCGACCTTCACGATCGCCCGGACGATGGCGACCATTGCGCCGACGACCACGACAGCGGCGCTCACGACTACCCAGATCCGCCTCGATGTCCGCACGATGCTGCTCATGCCGCCTCCAACAGCGTCGCGCACCGCACGTGCTCAACGCGCCCTTGGACTGGCCAGGTCGCGATCTCAGAGCTGACCGCGTCGCCCGCCTCGTCCCGCTCGACCAGGTGCACGACCGCCCCGTCGGCGAGGACCTCGCCGGTCAGGACGGGCCTGTAGACGTCGACGGCCACGAGCGTGTCCCACGACTCGATCGTCCACCACGACTCCGCGCCGACGACCGCGCCCCGATAGCCGCGCCCCCGCTTTGTGAGGCGCAGCATCGCCGGATCGTCCGCCACCACCTGGCCGCCTTCGAAGCGCGCGCGACGCTCGAGGGCGTCGGCGATGCGCCGCGCCGCGATCGCGCAGTAGCTCTCGTCGAGCTCGATGCCGACGGCGCGACGGCCGACCTCTGCGGCGGCGACCAGCGTCGAGCCCGAGCCCGCGAAGGGGTCGAGGACGAGGCCATCCGGTCGGGCGCTCTTCGTGATGAGGTAGCGCAGCAGCTCGAGCGGCTTCTCGGTGGGGTGGTGGCGGCCGGCCGGGCCCGGCGGGTCGAAGGTGTCGAGCACGGCGCCGTCGCGACCGCCGGCGAGAGGGCGGCGACCACGGATGCCATGGAGGATCACCTCGTAGTCCGGGGCGTAGGAGCACTTCGTGTCGCCCATGCCGCCGCGGCGCTTCCACCACACGAGCGCGGTCTTGAGGTCGAAGTGGTGGCGCGCGAGCTCGAAGAACCCAGGCCATGAGGCCCAGTGGCAGAACAGGTAGGCGTGCGCGTCCTCGACGAGCTGCGGCACCGTCAGCTCGAGGACCCGCTCGACGAGCGGCAGGGCCTCACGACGACGGTCGCCCGCGATCGTGACACCGAGGGTCGAGCGGTAGCCCATCCCATACGGCGGGTCGCTCAGCAGGAGGTCGACCGGGTCGAGTTCCACCTCCTCGAGCACGGCGCGCGAGTCGCCGCGATAGAGGGTGATGCCGCCGTCATCGAAGACCGGGATCATGTCACCCCCGCGAAGAGCGCGAGCTCCGGCTCGCTGCCGCAGAACCAGTTGCGGTCGCAGTCGACGAGCGTCTTGCCGTCCTTCTTGGTCACGCCGGGCACGCGCCCTCCGAGCGCGGTCTTCGTGCTGCTGCCGATCCACTGCCAGAAGGTCCACTCCCAGCCTGGGAGGACCTCGCGGGGAGCCTTCGCGCCGCGCGTGTAGTCGACCGCCCAGAGCGGGTGCGACGCGACGAACTGCAGGTCGTCCCAGCCAGGCTTGCCGGCCTTCGGGAGGTAGCTCTTCACGAAGCTGGGCCCGGTGTAGACGAGCGGCGTCCGCTCGGTCAGCTCGTGCAGCCGACGCAGGAACCGGCCGGCCCAGTCGGCGATCTCGTGCGCGGGCCGCTTGTGATAGATGGTCTTCCCATCCGCGTCCTTCTTGCCCGTCGAACACCATTCGAGGTCCAACACGGGAGGAAGCTGCGGAGGGCCGAGCAGGATCTCGAGCATGCGTGCGAAGTGCTCGGCCTGGCGTTCGGGATTGTCTAGCTCCCACCGAGCGAAGTGGTAGCCGCCCACGAAGAGCCCGGCGGCCCGGGCCCCTTCGACCTGAGCCCACCAGGTCGGCGAGCTGTAGCGGTGGCCCTCGGTGGCCTTGATGAAGGCGTAGCGCTGGCCCGAGGCCGCGACGGCCTGCCAGTCGATGTGCGGCTGATGCGCCGAGACGTCGATGCCTGGAATCATCACGGCCAGCCCTCCGGTGCGGGGGCGAGCAGCTCGAGCAGCGCAGCGCCGTCGGTGCCGAGGTCCTCGACGCCCTCGGGAAGCTCTGGCAGGGCCTCGAGCCACACCTTGCCCAGCGTGCTGCCGTCGGCGAGCAGCGCCCCGTAGGTGACGTCGAGACCGAGCGCGGCGAGAGCATCGCGCGCGCCATCGTCGACCGAGAGGTAGCGCTCGACACTCATAGGCTCACCAGCTTGCTTGCGTTCATCCCGCTGCAGACGCCGAGGGTGGTCCCGACGGTCGGCAGGAGCGGGCCCGTGCCCTGGCCCAGGAGGCCGGTCGCGGTGCCGTACCAGGTGATGGCGGATGCGCCCCAGACCTCGCGAGCGTCGTGGCAGGTGTCGCTCGCGTACTGCGTGAGCAAGACGTCGGTGGTGTTCGGGGCCGGCAGGAGCACGGCGGCGACGAAGTGGTACGCGGCGAAGAGGGTCGGGGACGAGCCGTCGGGGCCGACGATCGCGCCGATCGACAGCGTGCGCGGGTCGCTGTCCTGCACCGTGGCCTGGTCCGACGGCGACCACACGACCGTGCCCGCGCGGTCGATCACGCGCGTGCGCACGAGATTCCGCACGAGGTCGCGGCCGATCATCTGCACGTGGCGCTGAGCGGCACCGCTGCCGCTCGACTGCTGCACGCCGTAGTTGGAGGCGCCCAAGAGCTGGAGGCCGGCGGCGCGATGGCGAGAGCTCGTCGAGAGAGAGCTGAGGCCATCGGTGAAGTTTCCGTAGGTCGGCGCGGCCGCTCCCGCCGGGTCACTCAGGTGAGCGATGGACCCGAAGTTCTGGCTGGCGTTCGGGCCCTGCACCTTGATGATCAGGCAGTAGTCGCCCGAGGCTGCAGCGCGCGCGTCGACGACGCGGATGCGCTCGGCAAGGCCGTCGAGCGGGTAGTAGTGCCGCTCGGGGGCGAGCTTGCGCCGGCGCCCGAGCATCATCGCTCGGACGTGGCGGGCCGCCTCTTCGGCGCGGCCGCCTATCACGCCCGCTCCGTCGCCCAGACCTGGCCAGCGACGTTGCCGCCGTCGGCGTAGATCCGCAGGTGGGTGGTCTTGTCGGCGAAGATCCAGCCGCTGTCCGGAGAGTCCGCGGTGAGCTCGTAGCCAGCGGTTGCGGACGCGGTGGTCAAAGCGTCGCGCGCCAGGAACCGCAGCTTGCCGGCACTCGTCGACGCGCGCGTCACACGGAATGCCGAGCACGGGCCGATGACGATGTCCTGGTGATTGCCTGTCGTCGCGCTGATGGCGATCGGGTCTTTCAGTTTCTCGGCCGGAGCAAAAAAGCCCATCGCTACCCCCTCCTCGTGGTCTCGCGCTGCGAGTAGCCTGGGTGTGCCTGAGCTGCTGCTGCCGAGAGGAGGGGGGTGATGCCGGTCAGACACGGTATTCGGACGAACCTTGAAGAGGTCGCGAAAGACCTCGGCGAGCTCGAGCGGACCCAGCTCCCGTTCGCCATCGCGCTGACCCTGACGCGCACCGCCCAAGAGGTGCGCGACGAGCTGCGATCCACGCTCGCGGACCACTTCACAGTCCGGTCGAAGTGGGTCGAGCGCAGCTTGCAGATCGACAAGGCCGACAAGAAGGACGCCGACCCCGCCGCGCGCGTCGGGTCGCTCTATCTGCCGATGGCCCTGCACGACATCGGCGGGACCAAGGCGGGCACCCGGGGAAAGGCCCTCGGCGTCCCGGTCGCCGCGCGACCAGGCGACGAGGATGTGACCAAGCCGGACAGCTTCCCGAACAAGCTCAAGAAGCGGCCGAACGTGTTCATCGCGCCGTTCGAACGGGGGCCTTTCCGGATCGGCTCGGGTCCTGAGCGAGGCGTATTCGAGCGTGTACCCATGCCGCACGGCGCCTTCGGACCTGTGGCCATGGGCCGCCGCACGCGACACTCCAAAGCAGCGGGACGAGGGCGGGGGTGGCACGCCAATCGCGAGCTCGGCGAGAAGACCGTGCAGCCCCGGTTCCTCAAGCTCTGGTGGACACTCGAGGAGGACGTGAAGATTCGCGCTGAGTGGCCCTTCGAGAAGACCGGCGTTCAGGTCGCCGACGCCGCGCTCATCGACCACTTCTGGGCGGCGATGGAGTTCGCGATGCGCACCCGCCGCGTCACCTGACGAGGCAGAGCGCGACGCCCTCGCCCTCCTCCTCGGAGTAGGGCTCGACGATCTGCATCACCTCGAGGCGAGCGCCGCCCAGGATGACGCCGTCGAGCAGATACTCGCGGGTCGCCGTGACGCCGATCCCGTCTTTGCCTGGCATGAGCGCGTCACCCTCGGCGACGTTTGGGCCGATGGCGATGCGCACCTGACCGAGCAGGCCAACGACCGTCCACTGGTCCGGCCGGTCGCGGCGCGAGACCTGCTCACGCGTCGGGTCCCAGTCCTTGTTGAGGCTCATCTGCCGCACGCGCTCGGTGATGGTCTTCTTCGCTGGCGGCGCGAGGTCCTTGAGCTCGGCGCGAAGCTCGCGCACGCGCCTCTTGTTTTTGGCTTGGCGCGCCGCACGGCGCGCGACGATCAAGGCTTCGCGCTGCGCATTCCAGGCCCTCACCTCTTCGGGATCGTAGACCTTCTGGGTGGCGTCGACCTCCTCAAAGAGGATGGCGCCCCACTTGTCGCGGGCGACCCGGCCAGACCAGGCGATGCCGTCTTCACCACCGACCACAGTCGGCATCACCGAGACGGGCCCCAGGATGCGGTCTCCGGGCTGCGCAAGATGGGCGCGCGCGCCGCGCCGCGTCTGGATGCGTCCCGGCCTCTGCGGAATACCGTCGCCGTTCTCAAAGAGCTCGGCGTAGTCGAGGCCCTGGATTGACAGATTGGTCGCGTGTACCGTTCCGCCGTTGCTGCGGAGCTGCCACGACGGGGCGACGAGGCCGGATGCGTGGTAGCCGCCCGCGACGACGTAGGATCGACCACCCGAGGCGCCCAGTTCGACGCCGCAATTGCGGCTGGACAGGATGGCGCAACGAGAGGGCATCGGACTACCGGCGCCGATCTGGCTCTCGTGCGACGCGATGATCGCACCACCGACGAGCACCTGGATCAGGTTTGAGTCGCCGGCCGCGATCAGATGATTCGTTCCGTACTGGATCAGGTTGCTGTTGCCGGCGATGACCGCCGACCCGGTCGTGTGGTCGAGCGTATCAGTGTCCGACGCGAGCGCCGCGCTGAGGACGGCCTGGGTGAAGGCGGTGTTCTTGGCCGC